ATTCTGCTTTTTAGTGGTGACTTCGAGATTGGACTTCCCATTACCACCGCCTTTGGCGATGGGGTTTTTGTGGTTGACATCTTTTCCATCTCCTTTAGTAACGCGACCATCTTTCTCCAAGGCACGACGTGCTTGGTTGCGCTTAGAGCGATTGGCTACTTGTTCGGGCTTGCTATGGTACTCGGCGTACTCTTTTTTGTAATCGCGGCTCATCTTTTACGTTCCTTTTCCCAACGGTCACGGTGTTCAGCATCGCACCAGCGACGCCCTGGGCGTACTTCTTCACCACACAACAAACAAAACCCTGTCTCTTCTGCTTCAGGTTTACGTGAACGAATCTCCATCAAAGCAAACTCGTCGCTTATGGAAACTAGATCATTCGCTTGGTCAACTACGTCGGCCATCTAAAAATTCCCTCACCTGTTCTGCATCATCGACAACTAGTGCCCACCCTTTAGCTGCCCGAATGTCTTCGATACAGCGTTCTTGATTGGCCGTGGTGTTGTTAATCTTACCGGGGGCTTTGGTTTCAATGGCCAAAAACTTCCCGTCGCAACAGCAAATTATGTCAGGCACACCCACTTTTCCGTACCCGTTTGCTGCTGGCATAAAATACCATATGCCTCTTTCTTTGAGAAGCTTCTTGACTCCATCCTTCACACGTCCTTCAGGCGTCATGCTTTTTCCTTGTAGTGTGGACAAGACTTAACTGGGCACCAGCCACGGCACAACCCACTAGGTCTAGCTGGCCACGCGTCACGTTCATACGCACTTTCTAGCTTGCGTACCTTGGGCAACAACTCCTGCCAAATGACTGGCACTTCCTCCCGCGTGAAATCTTTCTTGTCGATCTTTTTTTCTTTGAGCCACACGAACCCAGTCGTGACTCGTTCCAGCTTCGGGTAGTACGCAAATGCGTACGCAGCATACAGGGCCAACTGCTCAGACGGTTTTCTTTTCCCCGTCTTGTAGTCGAGGACAACTGCTGTGTTCTTGTACGTCACTAACAGGTCTGCTATACCTCGGCTCCACGCGGATTTCCAATCCGTAGGCTGAAAACCTCTGTCGATGGCGAGCTTGGTTTCTGCGAGCTTCTCTCCTGGGAGTGAAGCAATCTTGTCGGCTATCGATTGCCACTGCTGCATTCCTTCGGGTAACGGGGTGCCAATGGTGATGCGATCCTCCATGGCTTTATGTACTCGTTCGCCCCACTTCGTTGCTTCTGTTGGCGGGTCCGAATAGTCCTTGGCCACGCTCAAATGATAAAACTTTTTGGGGCATGTTTCGAATGACTCCAGCCTTGAATACGTCCACGCTTGCACCGAGTTCTCCAATAGGTTTAGCCGCTAGGGCGGTTCTCAGAGTCTAACATACTTACTTGCAATCGCCATAGGTTTTGCCCTTGTCACCTTCGCATGCCACAGGTAGTTCAGGGGCCCAGTCAGGCGGTTGCGACATCACTTCCACCATCATGGCCAGGCACTCGTCAACGTACTCGTCAGGCACACAAGCGACAATCTCGTCATGAACAGTTAGTACACATTTATACCGTTTGTTCTGTAACTTGGACGTGTGGTCTCGTTTGCGCAACTTCAAGTCGATGGCCGTCATCTGGTCGAACACCACGATCCTAGCCAGGGCTTGCACTACGTTCTCTACCACTTTGCCGCCGTAGATTTTGACCGAGCCGTACCGCCCGTCGTACAGGTATTCCTTGCCTTCCTTGCGTAGGTTGGGATAACGGATGTACATGCCGTTGGGTAGATGTATACGATCACCCTCGCACTTCAAGTTCAGACGGCCAATCTCAGCGGTGAACCCACTGGTCATCTTGTCCAATGCGCTCTGACACTGCGACCAAAGCGCCGCAATCATGGGGTACTTGTCCCGGTACAACTTCACGATCCGCTCAGACTCAGCGTCATCTAGGTCAACAGACACCCCGCCCATGCCAATCTTTAAAGTACTGCGGAACTTATCCTTGCCCATGCCGTAGCCCAAACCTAGGATGCAGGTCTTGCCGACGAACCTTTCAACTTTATCGATGGCCTTATCGATCCTGCGTCCGTAAACGTCAGTCGCAAACTTGGAGTAGATGTCCACACCGTTGCGGAAATCTTCAAGGAGATCGTCTTGTCCCGAGAACCACGCAACAACCCTTGCTTCGATTTGCGACGAGTCGACCGCAACCAACGATTGATTTGCTGGAGCAGATATGGATTGTCTAAGCAATCCCCCGCGAGGTAGATTTTGTAGATTAATCTTGTCCCCACCTGATGCCCGACCAGTATGTGCCCCATAGTAGTTGAGAAGGATAGGAAGCGGACCTCTCTTGGAGATGGCAATGAACGATTCAGTTCTCGTTTCTTCCAACGTGGATTTGACACCAAGCCTAGCTGATACCACTGCTTGAACTCGTGCATCGGGGTGTTCCAACAAAGCCTTGAATTGGCCATCGGTCTTACCAAAGGCATACGTTTCCTTTCCGGTGCGCAGGCTCGTCTTCATGGGCGGCTCGACACCTAGCTTAGTAAGTACTTCAGCGAACTTCGGGTTGGACATCAAAGCCTCACGACCAATCGATGCGTCGATCTTGGCCATAAGTTTTTCTTTCTTGTCTCGGATGTTGGTCAAGTGTTCGTTCAAAACGTTTGAATCCAACTCAAGTACCGGGTCGGTGTACATCCTGAGCATAAGATCGATCGTGACCAACTCGCTCTTGGGGATTTCGTGCCGTAACTTCTGAAACAACTGGTAAGTTAATTCGACGTCGTTCTTACAGTACTCGCCGTATGCTTCTAATTCATGCGGCATGAAGGCATGAAGCCGTTTGCCTAGTGCGTTGACAACTTCTGTACCTTTGACGCCAAGGTTGTACTGCTTCGCCAGAGCAGCGAGAGACCCACCGACAGTCAAGCCCGTGATAGGTCGCGCCATCGACAGGGTATCCAGGTAGTACTTGGGAATGATCCCGTAGCGCCACGCCAAGATAGCCCCATCGAAAGCCGCGTTGTGACACAGCAAGTAACTATTGGGAATGTCCAGCCCGTCCAAGAAACCTTGAATGTGTTCGTGGCTACCAGACTTCCAATACGTCTCGCCGTTGTCGACCTTGACCCCTACGCCAATTACTTCGAACCGCTCGTCACGGATATACGCTTCCGTGGTTAATTTCTTGAGGCTGAAGTCCTTGTCGTAGTAGGTCTCAAAGTCCAGCGTTACCAGCTTAGTCATCGAACTTGCCAGTTGCAGCAGAGTCAAGCCCGTTGCTGCGTTTCAACTTACCCGATGCCCAGTACTGACGGATACGCTCGGATTGTGCTGCTCGTTTCTCAGGCGTCCATATGGCCTTCTTCTTGTTGACCTTGCGGGTTGTCACTTGAATCGTTTGTGGCAAAGTCAACTGCCGCTCGACTTTGATGTCTTCCTTGGATAGCCAGTACATGATCTGCAAGTCAGGCGTACGGAAATTCTTGTCAGCAGCTTGCATCAATGCGGCGTGGACGTTATCACTCAGGGCTACCATTTTCATCTTCATTCTCCTTGTAAGTTTCAATTAGTTTTTTCATGTAGTGCATAGCTTTCTTCAGGTCTTGCAGTCCGCCCTTGCTATGCTCTCGGGCAAGATACTTGATGGCATTCCCTTTGAGGAACCCACGAAATTCTTCAGGCGTCATCCACGCTTCCATTGCTGTCCAGGGTTGAACAGCTTTGTCTTTGTAGTGTGAGCCACCAACTTGTACGTCATCGGCTTTCATGCTTTCTCCTAGTAGGTGTGTATGTTAGATCATTCAACCAGTTCACGCAAGCGTTTGACGATCTGAATCTTCTCGTCGCTTACAGGAACCATGTGCTTACGAAAATAAAGGGCGTGTAAAGATATCGCGGATTCGGTTGCGTCTAGCAGTTCCGGCCTTCGATCCTCTTTCAGTTTTAGGTTTGCTTTGTGTATCAGGGTCAGCAGGTTTTGTGTGTTTAGCACTCGAGAGGTTGTCATACGTCCTTTCGTACGGGTCAATGCCCATGTGGATCATTAGTTGAACAAGTCGGGATTCGATACGAGCAAGGCGTCGCTCGATGTTTTCTTGGGCTGTCATAGTGGTGCATCTTCCATGTGAGTAACCTTATCTAGGATCTTCTGTGCTTCTTCGTGTAGTTCTTTGCGCTTGAGTTTTTCAAAATACTTAACGACAAGCTGGCGTTCTTGTTGGGTCTTGAATGGATGATCCCACCGATCCATCGTCAACCCGCTAGGGTGCATTTCTATTTTCATGTGTTCTTCTCCTTTAGTTTGGCTTCGATTTCATAGGCAAAATCATGTTGGTCTCCACACCAACTTTCACAGCCTTGAATATCCTCATCCGTCAGACCAACCCATTCACGCTTTGAAATTGCCTTGATAACAGATGGGCTGATGACGTCGGTGATCGGTGCAAAATTTTGTTTTTGAACCATCAAGTTCCCGATCTCCAGCATCAAATCATCAACCACGCACAGCAAGCATCTGCCTTCAAAATCTTCGTAGCCATGCGAGTGGTCTTTGTGGCACACAACAGTTATTTTGTTCATGTGTTTCTCCTTCTCAATATGTCTTCTGCACAAAGCATCCCGTTGTAAAACTCCTCGGTAACTAAACCCAAGCCGGGTATATCACCGTCTAGCCCGACCCACTCATGTTTACGTTTTGCCGTTTCATCGACACGTTCTTGCGATATGTCGCTGGCGTGTACAGGTGCGGCATAAACATTGGTTTCGGAGTAGTACAGTTTCCCCGCCATATCCAGCCTCACTTTTATTTCTCCATCTACAATCCACGCCACAGGCTCTTGCTTCTCTGCCTCTGCGATGGCTTGGCGTAGTGCAGTAATGGCTTCGCTTGCAGGGGTTGGCTGATAATCTTCCGCACTTCGGTAATACTCTATAGCCTCCAATGCTTGCTTCATTACTGAGATGCTCACGTGTTCTTCTCCTTCTTGATGCGATAGAAGCAGTCCCCGTCTTTATATTGCGACATTGGTT